AGAAAGAGAAGATGGAGCAGATGCGTACGGAGGAGGCCCTGCCCTCGTAGATGTAGCGCCCGCCGTCCTGGTAGTATTCGCGGGCCTCGTCCAACGTTGCGGCGGCGATCTCGTCAATGGTCATTGTCAGACGTCCGGCGGCGTCTCTGTATCGTTTCATCCCGCAACCTCCTCCACGTCAACGCATTTCTGGAGGTTGTCGGCCTCCGACGAGCCCAGGTTAAAGATATTGCCCAGATAATAGGCTTTTGCCTCCTCGATAGAGGCATTGAGCCGGGTATAAAGATAGTCGCCGCCGGAAAAGGTGATTTTGTAAGTGTTCATTGTTTCTGCTTTCCTCCTTGTCGTGGAGGGCGGCCCCTCCGGCTATTGCTTTTCCCTGCCGGTTGTGTTATAGTGGAGGCGACATGTGGCAGGCCATGCCGCCCCGTGTTGTGCTTTAGGCTCCCTGTGCTGTGCTAGGCTGCGGGGAGCCTATTTTATTTGCCCTGCTGGGTTCCGGTTGCGATGTACTTAATACAATCTGTGGCATCCTCTGCGGTGTGGCCGTGCGCTGTCAGCCAGTCAATCAGCCTTGCGGCCTCGGTTGCTGTCATGCTGTATTCCTCCATTGTGCTTACCTCCTGCCCGGTAGATTCAGCTCGGTTTCCCTTGCTGTGATTATATGATAACATATTTGCTTGATGTAGTCAACAGAATTTACAAATATTTTTATTTATTTTTTGAGTAGTTGCGATTTGTGCCAAATTATTATTATATATATGTGGGCTGTTTGGTATGGGTATACCCCAGATAATCAAGGTATTACAAGGATAACGGGCCGCCGGGCACCCCAGGGGGATAGGACAGGGCGGCCACCCACCACCTGAGCCCCCCTACCACAGAAAAATTAAAAAAAGCAAAAAACATGTTGACAAACAACAAAATTATTTGTTATAATGAATTTGCAAACAAAAGGAGGCGAGATGGGATGGCTGAGAGCATTTGTGTTGGATATGCGCGGGTGTCCTCGAAAGACCAAAATGAGGAGCGGCAGACTAAAATGCTGAAAGAGGCCGGAGTGCCGGAGCGGTACATCTTCATTGATAAAGAGAGCGGGCGGGACTACAACCGGGACAAATGGAACGCGATGATGACTGTAATCCGAAAGGGTGATACGGTTTTTGTGTGCAGCCTTGACCGGCTCGGAAGAAATTACACTGAGACTGGAAAACAGTGGGAACATATCACGAAGGAGATCGGAGCAGATATTGTTGTGCTGGATATGCCCATTTTGGATACCAGGAAAACGAACGATCTCACAGGAACGCTGATTGCTGATATTGTATTGAAAGTTCTTTCGTATGTGGCTGAGAAGGAAAGAATCAACACGCATGAGCGGCAGGCCCAAGGGATTGCTCTTGCTAAGGACAGAGGCGCATATAAAGGAAGAAAGCCGATTGAAATAGATGAGGTGGCTTTCGATGCAGCCTACAAAGAAGTTCTGTCTGATGGGAGGACGAACAAGTGGGCGATGGAAAAGTTGGGGTTGCGTCCAAACACCTACTATAAGGCAGTTGCGAAGTATCGGGCGGAACACGGGTTGCCTCCGCTGGAGAGCCGAAACAAAAAGGGGGTAAAAAAGGGGGATGTTTAACGAGGCAAACAAGAAACAGGTTCTTGAAATGCAGGATCAGTTTTATTCTGACAGAATCGGGAAAGTGTACGGCGATTTTGAAGTTACCCGTGTTTGGTATGATTGGGAAACACATAAACAGATGTGGGAGCTAACCTGTCAGAAGTGCGGAAGGAAGAAAGTCACGCATAACGGGAAAGATTATGCGAAAGGGAAGAATCAAGGGATTTGTGGGTGTGAAACAAGAAAAAGAATAGCAGCGGAAAAGGAAACCGCAAGGATTAAAAGAGAAAATTTGCCAAGCAACCCAAAGTGGATTGGGCAGAAAATTGGATGCTGGGAGATAATTGGATATAAAACGGGATTCGGCTGGAAAACGAGATGTACCTTTTGTGGTGCAGAGAATTACCACGCTCCAAAGTTTTTGTTGAGAGAAAATCCTATGGTTTGTATTTGCCAAACAAACCGAGGAAAGTTTGATATAGAAAAATGGAGAGGTGTTCGAAAATACCATCTAACCGTTGTTGGAAAACGCAAAAAGATGTTTGTGTGCAGATGTGATTGCGGTAGATCAGTTGAAGTAAATCCGGTGCTTTTTGAAAATGGGACAATAAAGAGTTGTGGAAAAGCAGATTGTATTCATCATAAGTCCCTTATTAGTACACATGGATTATCAAAAGATAGGATATACAGAATTTGGAGCGGAATGAAAGAGCGGTGTTATAACCACAAAAACCATGCGTGGAAAACATACGGTGGGCGAGGAATAGACATTTGTGATGAATGGAGAGAGGATGTGTTTGCGTTTAGGGATTGGGCTCTGTCGCATGGGTATGCCGATAATTTATCAATAGACCGAATTGATAACGACAAAGGGTACTCACCAGATAATTGTAGGTGGGCTGATGCAAAGGCGCAAGCAAACAATCAACATCCGAAATATACATTTACCGCAAGACCAACCAAAAAGCGGAGCAGGAAACGGAAACTGGAATGGGAGATTAATGGAGAAACGAAGTCGGCCATTGATTGGTGCGAGCAATACGGATTGAGCTTTTCTTTTGTATCTTACCGCATTAAGAAAATGGGCATGACACCATACGAGGCATTAACCACGCCGAAAGTTACCGCTGGTAGGCCAAAAACGACAATATCCTAAAAAATAAAAAAAGACGGCTCCATCATAGTGGAGGCCGCCTGTAAGCAGATGGGTATTAGCAAAAGTCAGTGGTATGTACTGGCAAGAAGAGTGGCCTAAAATTCAGACGCATATAAGAAGGAGTGATACGATGAATAATTTCAAGTTGATTTATCAGATTTTGAAGCGGTTAGAGGCATATCTTGATTGCGAAGGGTTTGACATTGAAACGATCAGTCCATTTCGACTGAACGTGACCCGTGAGCGCTGGGAGCAGATTTTGATTATGATGCAGGACAGCGGGTATATTAAGGGGATTGTGGTGACGAAAAACCTGGGAGACATGAAGCGGCACATTACGGAGCCAATTTGCCCAGAGATTACGATTAAGGGCTTGGAATATCTGGAGGAAAACAAATTTATGCGGAAAGCGGCCAATATGCTGAAAGGTGCGGTTGATGTTGTAAAGTAAAAAATTCCGCGCAAAACAAAGGGAGTGATATTTTTGATATATACATGTCCGATTTGCAATGGAACGGGATTTGTACCGAGAAAAATGTATGAAGTTCCTGGTGTAACATGTTCTTTTGGGAGTTATATGAACGACAACAGGGTGATTCAATGCAACTCATGCAAGGGAACTGGCGTCATAAGTAAAAATGACTGGATCAAGTGCACTGATAGGATGCCGCCGGATATGGAGCCGGTGATGGTGACGGTAAGAATCAATGATGGAGGAAAGCAGACCTGGGTTGATGTCCGATACAATCCAGAGTACAAAGAATGGGAACAGTTTGCGGATGCTGTTGGAGATTACTGGGAAGGGCTTGGAAAGGATTATGAAGTAACTCATTGGATGCCATACCCGGAACCGGCGGAAGATTGAATAATTGTAGTGCCAAGTGCCTCTCCAGATGGAGCGAACAGTGCCAAGTGCCTTTTATCTTACGGGATAGGAGGCGCTTTTTTATGGGAGACAAAACAAAGAAGTTGATAAATATTTTGGGTACTGAATATACAGTCTACTTTATTCAAGAAGAACAGGATGATGGACTAAAAGAGTGTGATGGCTACTGCGACGAAACGTCAAAAGAAATTATTGTTAAACAGTACAAACGTGGAGAACCGGGGACCAAAAAACATTTGGAATTACAGGAGCAAAAGAATTATCGTCACGAGATTATTCATGCGTTCCTATTTGAAAGTGGCCTTGCTGAAAACAGCGAGTGGGCGCAGAACGAGGAAATGGTTGACTGGTTCGCCAAGCAATCGCCCAAGTTGGTTGAGGCATGGAAGGAAGTAGGGGTGATCTGATGGACATTCATACTTTGGTCGATAAAGCCTTTCTGCGTGACCTATCTGACCCATCCGCGCTGTCCGATGCATTTGATTCGATCAGGCTGTTGGAGCCGGAGGATTTTAAACTGGCTCATGAGAGAAACAAAGAGGTTCGGCGGTTGTCTGCGAAATTCGCCGAAGAACAAAAAAGCCTCCCTATGTTCGAGCTGAACAAGCGGAGCCTGTTGTTTGATGCGCCGTATGATTTTGATGCGCATTGTCGTTACATTGAATGGAACCGCGATCCATTAAAGAGATTTTATCTACCGAGGCGGAAACAGTTATACCGAGTATCGAAAGCGCTTCAGCGTCTCGCAAATGACGAACTTGATTTGCTTGCAATTTCGATGCCGCCCGGAACGGGGAAATCGACACTTGCTATCTTCTTTTTAACTTGGATTGGAGGAAGAAATCCTGAAAAGCCAATCTTGGGCGGTTCGCACTCAAACGCATTTTTGCGTGGTGTATATGACGAGTGCTTGCGAATTATGGACCCCAATGGGGACTATTTGTGGCATGATGTATTTCCAAATGTAACAGTTGTTAAGACAAACGCACAAGATATGATGATTGATCTTGGAGAAGATAAAAGAAAAGGAAAGAGATTTGCTACATTAGAATTTAGCTCTATTGGTTCTGGAAATGCAGGTAAGGTAAGAGCTGAAAGCCTTCTTTACTGCGATGACCTTGTATCAGATATTCAGCAGGCTATGTCCAAAGATCGCCTTGAAACTCTTTGGACACAGTATACTACCGATTTACGGCAACGAAAAATTGGAAATTGTAAAGAACTGCATATAGCAACAAGATGGTCGCTTGTAGATGTTATCGGACGATTGGAAGGTTTATACGAAGGAAATAATCGAGCAGAGTTCATTGTGATGCCAGCACTAAATGAAGAAGATGAGAGTAATTTTGATTATGGAAACTCTGCCGGGTTTACAACCAAGTTCTATCATGAACAGAGAGAGGCTATGGATGATGCGAGTTGGCGCGCATTGTATATGAATCAACCGATTGAACGCGAGGGGCAGCTATACAATGAAGATGAGCTTCGGCGGTATTTTGAACTTCCCAATGGGAAACCAGACGCCATTCTGTTTGTGTGTGATACGAAAGATAAGGGAACTGACTTTTGTGTTATGCCGATTTGTTATCAATACGGAAACGATTTTTACTGTGAAGACGTAGTATGTGACAACAGCAATCCAGAGGTTGTAGAGGCGCGGCTGGTGTCAAAACTACTTCAGCACAAGGCTCAGATGGGCCAGTTTGAAAGTAACAGCGCTGGTGGTAAAGTAGCAGAAAAAGTTCAAAAAGAAGTGAAGGAATCTGGCGGAATCGCAAAAATCACAACAAAATACACAACACAGGGGAAAGAGACAAAGATCATAGTAAATTCCCCGTGGGTAAAAGAACGGGTTTTATTTAAGGACAATTCTATCATAAAGAAAGATAAGGAGTATCGCCGGATGCTAAACTTCCTATGCGGCTATACGATGGCTGGGAAAAATAAACATGACGATGTTCCTGATGCTTGGGCAATGTTTGCTGAGTATGTCCAGCAACTAGAAGGGAACAGGGTGGAGGTGTTCCGCCGTCCATTCTAAAAAATACAAAATATTGTATATAAATATATTGATTTATCCATATATTGTGGTATAATATATATGGAATAGGGCGTTTGCACCATTCACTCTCATTGTTCACCTCCTTCACACAACATATGGGGTGGTGGCGAAAACCACTGCCCCTGCTGTGTGGAACTCTATGCCCTTGTAGCTCAGTAGGTAGAGCGGCCCAGGAATATGGGTGATTGAAGCGTCGCCGGTTCGAGTCCGGTCAAGGGCAAATTTATACCCTTTGGGGGAACTAGATAAGCCGCTCCAAAGGCCACGGAGCTGACTGTGGAAAGACACTATACCGGGAGCCTATAGCGTCTGATGGCCCCGGAGAAGGGACATGATGCCCGCCTGTCATGGAGGCGGAAGCGGTGGCAGCTATGACATGCCACGGTGTGCCGACACGGAGAAAGCGGCTGCGCCCGGCGGAGCGTGTAGAGACGGAATCCGCCCCAGTGGACCGGCCCAGCGGCATTGTGACGCTGTATTCTAGATGGCTGGACCACAAAGCGCTGTCCCGCTGAAAACTGCGCCAGAGTTCCGCAATCGGGGCCGATATGCGGCGTGTGACAATTTAAGCGGGAAGCGCGAAAACCCCATCTCAGGTAAAACCCGAGATGGGGGAGTCAGTTCTTTTTCTTGTGTTTGCGTTTTCCTTTCCCATGTGATAGGCCGATTTGATTTCTCACTCGTATCTGCTTGACAAAATCAATCTGGTTTGTTGATGGACAACGATATGTAAAAATAGTTTTCCCGTTATGATTTGTAACAGCGAAATCACCATGACCAATAATGTCCATACCAACCAGCATTCCAATTGGCTCCCCACCAGCAAGTTGTGATCCGATTTCAGAGTCAATAACAATAAGGCCTTCAAACCTAACGTTATTTGGGAGAACGACGTCTACACAATGTGTCGTAACTTCCTTTTTGCCGGTTGGTGTGGACACTATTTGCTTCCCAATTTGGGCGAGATTGAGATCAGATGCAACACTGTGAGAAATTGCGCTCATGGTTGCCCCTGTGTCCCAAAGGGCTTTTACGGTAACGCTATTCCCATTTGACGAAATGCAAACGTCATTATACAACTGGCGTGAAGTACCATCAAAAAAGGTCGAAAATGCTTGGCATTGTTCCATGTCGTATTCTCTCTCTTTTGTTTTTATCTGGGATTATATTGCTATAACGTGCGAATTAGCAAAATAATTCGTATATCCGGACTCATTACCGTTACACAATTGGATGATGAAACTGCCGAGCGGATATTCTTTCGAGACTTCGGAGATAGCTGCTTTGGGGCTATCAAATGAGCCAAGCACAGACCTGTCCTTTATGGCAAGATAACTCATACCATATTTTTCAAACAATTCATCGTAATGCTCAACAAACCACTTGAAGTCATCTGCCTGCATTATCAGCACCCCCTTTAATACAGCATATGCAGTTAGCGCTCTTTAGTAATATGGATTTTACATCGTTTTATGTCTGTTTGCAAGAGGCAAAATACGCCACCCCTCGCCGCATGAGGCGGGCGGTGGGGCAAGATCGTGAAAGGAGTCGCCCACTGAATGAAAATAGATATTTACTGTCCTGTTTGTGCCGCTGCTGGCATCAATCATGGAAAAGGGCGGCTTTTGATGCAAGTGGATAGCAAAACAACGGGTGTGGTTTATCCATACTGTAAGGCTTGTAAGAAAAATATCAAGATTGAGTTAAAAGGCGATAGAAGCGCCTGAAAATATATAGTTTAGTGCCAAGTGCCTCCGGGCAATGCCTGGACGAAGCGTGCCAAGTGCCGATCAGTTACCGAGGAATCCTCGGTAGTTGGTCGGCATTTTTGTTTGTCTGGAGGTGATAAGGTGACTGAAAACGATACTGTTCGAGCTATATCTGAGTGGCCGGTTGATGGGATGACTGGTCGGCGTAAAATCTACACGGCAAAAAAGAAAGTTACCCCGGAAAATGTGGTGGAGGTGCTGGGCAAAGCACTGGCCATGCATCGCATCAACAGGGCAGAAATGTCCTATTTGTATGACTATTACAGAGGCAAGCAGGACATCCGCCTGAAAGACAAAATC